CTGTGCCTGCTATTGCACCTACAGCACCTTCTTGATTCTCTGCTTTCTCTTCTGGAGAACCGAATACCCATGCTAATACTGATTGTGGAGTAATTGCAGTAAATGTTAAGTTGAGAATTGATTTTAAGAATTCTATAGGGTCTATTTCTCCTTTAAGTAACTCTGCTAATTTTCCTCCAAGTGCAGTTCCTAGTTCTGCTAATAGAGGATATGCTTCTTTGAAGAATGGCATAACTGAAGCTAAGAACATCATGGCAATTGGTCTTAATATGAAACCCAAGAAATCACCAAATGGTCTTAAAATTAATCCGAAAGTTAAATTCATTAACTCTAACATTTTTTGTAGCATAGGTGATACACTTAACATCTTTTTAAATAAACCAACTAAAATACCTAAACTAGCAGCGCTGATGATAATACCAGTTTTATTTTTACCAATCCAATTTCCTACACCCTCCATTCTTTGAGCCATTGATTTTAAATGTTTATTATTTTCTAACAGTTGACCATGTGGTGATTGTTTTTCACCTTCCAGTGTTTGTTCTTCTTGTTTTTTAGCTTGTTTCAAAAAGTGCATCTCTTCACCAATTTCTGCTTTTTCTTGTTCTGATTTGATTGGACTTGCAAAATCTCTTCCCAATCGTGCTAATTCTGCAGCTTTATCAGCTATACTCCTTTCCATTTTACTTATACCCATTTGTTTTTGAACCAATCCCATGGCATTACCACCAAGCATACCAGCACCACCACTTAAACTAACACCATGTAGCATTCTTGTTACTGAAGAAAAAGATGCATTCATTTCATTTAAATTATGTCTTAATCTAATATTTCTCTGCACACCTTCTTCGTGCTGTCTATCTAAGTCCATTTTTTGTCTAAATTTCTGAGCACTTAATTTAGATTCAATATCTAATAGTGTTTGTTTTATTTTAACTTCCTTATCCCTTTGCTTCATCCAAAAGTCATGTGATTTCGCTTGAAGTTCAATATGTTTATCTAATACTTCTAGTTTTCCAACAGTAGTAGTCATGGTTTTGACTATGCCTTGTAAACCATGATCCATTTCTTCCATGTTTTTAGACACATCTTCAATGATTTTTAACAATCTTTCAGATATAGTATCTACGTTAATTCCCATGTTATATATCTTCCATCTTAGTATTAAAAGTTTTTCCTAATATTCCTTGAGGGTGGAGCCACGCCCCCATTCTTTTCTGCGTTATTTAGTGTTTGTTTATGCGTAGCGAATAGTTTCTCCAAATAATCCATTGGTTGCTCATCTACCTGTTGTTTATCCCATCCAAATTGGTTTGCACAAAAATAGTATATTAGGAACTTGACTTCTTCAGTTCGTCCAAGCTTTGGAATGTCCCCATCCAATCCTCTATATAATTTACTAAAGGGTGGAATTTTAGCACCTCCTTGAGTATTTTTTGAACTGTTTTTGCTTCTAATAATTGAAGCGTGGTCAAGTCACCGACTTTAAATGGTGCTTTCTTTATCACAGTCAATAATAGATTCATTCTATATGTTTTTAAATCTATTTTGGGTTTTGTTATATCAGAAAGGTCAACAGAGTCTCCAACTAGGTCTTCAACTTCTCCAAAAGTTAATGAGTCAATAAACTCTACAACAGATTCTTTACCATTGTATTTGATCTTTACTGTCTTACTACCCATAAATGTATTATAATTGTCTATTTAATAAAGGTTATTATACAGTTGCTTCTACTTGTATAGATTTAGCCTTGAATGGTAACTCTTCAAACACTGGTTGAACTGGCTCTAAACCTGTTACATTGTGTTCTCCAAATGATATACCTTTGAATGTTATGACTAATGTTTTTCCACTATCACCTGCGTGTGCAAATGTTAGTTTTGCTCCAAGTCCAGTTACAACTGGGTTTCCACCTGCTGTGGCTGGTGCAATAGTACCATCTGCTTCAGTTGTATCGTTTGCTTGGTTTAATACGTGTGTTAATAATGTTGTGTCTCTCCATGATGTTTGGAATCTACCTGTAATATCTAATACTTTTCTAAACGAGTTAGTTGCATGATGTTGTCCTAACTTGTAAAGTAATTCTGCGTTTTGGTTAATATTCATATCTAATGATTGTATTTCTCCTACTTCTTGTAATGTGTTTGTTCCGTTTGAAACTAAGAAAGTACCATGTGCAAATGTTAATGGATCGCCTGCAACCCCTGTTTGATCTAGAATGTTTGCACCATTTGTTGTGGTGACTGCCAATTCTTTTCCGAATGTGGCATCGAGGGTTCCATTTACAGGTTCACCTATACTTGTTGATATTCCTATACTGTTTGCTATACATCCAGTTAATTGTCTCTGTATGTAATTTGCACCTGTTTGTAATTGAATTTGTGTAGAAAAAGATTTTGTTGTTGGTGTTGTTTCTCCTTCTCCATTTGCAGCTGGATAACTAAATGGTGAACTACCATTTGCATCTGCACCAAAAATACTTTGAAATACGTGATGTGATGTTCTTGTGTCGAAAATAAATCCTATTCCTAATCTTCCAGCCTGTTGTCCGTAAGCATATGCTGTTGGTTCTACTTGACCTAGTTTATTAATATCTATTCTATTTGTTGATAGACCTAGACTTGTTACTCTGCCATTTAGACCAAATACCTTAGAACTTGTGTTAAATGTAGGGGCTGTGCCAAATGTTGACTCATACTCATAGTAGAGATTTGCACCTGCACCTGTATAAACTACCATAATATAAAAGACACCATCTTACTATTTAAAGATTATCAAGGATCGCCTGTTCTTATTGATAATACCAAGACATAATTGTACATATTACGATAAAGGTAATTTCTACTGAATGAGCTGACTACTCGTAAATCAGTATATCCAGTTCCAGTTATATTATCTTTGATAATTTTGACCACTTTTTTGACAACTTCATTATGTCTCTTTATATCTTGATATGTCTTTATCTCCAACTCAATTAACTGTGTATGAAAATGTGCAGAGCCACTTAAGCCCCAATATTCAATACTTTCGTTTTTTGGATAAAGTATCAATTCATCTCTTCTATCATCAATAAACCCAGTTGTTCTCTTCTCCCATATGGCAGATACTCTAGGAGGTCTTATTGTTGACCATTTATTTTGAATGAGATTCTTTATTGTTGTGACTGAGTCATATGTCGTTATTGTCATACTTAATATTCACCTGATCTGTATATATAATTTTCGTCGTATTTGAAAGGTAAGTTTTTCCAAACATCACCACCACCGAAAGATCCCTCATGAGGTCGCATATATTTGGTATGTTCGTTCCATTCATGGTCATTCATACTAGATGGTTTTCTGCCTGCATACCATAGTTTTCTTGCTACCATATATGCTACAGAATCGACAAGTAGTTTTTTTGTTGTTTCTGGGTTTCTTCTTTTACTTTTCATGGTTGTGAGTAAATTTTCTATTTTTTTATCAACACTTGCAAATTGTTGAAACTCTTCTGTTTCTCTCATTTGATAATATTCTTCTTCAATATCATCATCACTCATACCAGCTAATTTAGTATGTTCCACCCAAAATTTTATTGCTTCAATATTTACTTTTTTACCACTCTTTCCACCTGCTGGGTACCAACCCTCATCATAACTATCATCTTTTGGTAGAGCCTTTCCGTAACTTCCTTGAAATATTCTACCTGTCATAGCATTTCGTATGACATCATCATCCATATCTTTACCAATATCATTATCTTGTATTATTGATAGTATCATTGATTTGGTTCGTTTTGGTAAGTCAGAAGGTATTACCACATTAGATACATTTGGTGGGAATGAAAAATATGCTGTTACTTCACCTTCTTCTTTTGCAACATCTTCACGTTCTTCAGGTGTTTCTACTCTCACAACTCTACCATTTAATTTAACACTTCCAACCACATTGAATTGTCTTGCATCTTCAACCTGTTCTTGTGCACTCTCAAGTTTCAATACTTGTTTAAGTCGCTTACCTATTACTTTAAGGCGATTTGCAAATTCATTCATATCTAAGGAGAAATAACAAATACTTCTCTACGATTTCTAATACAACTATCTATCTCTTCTTGCCAATATTTCTTGGATTCTGCTGGTGAAGTAATTCCACCTGTTGGTAGTTGATCCATTCTGAAACTTGTGTTCAAAATATCAATTGCTGTCATTTTAATTACTGCATCTTTAATATCTAAAGGAATTTCTGTATCTCCAGCAAAGTTTTCTCCTCCATATCTATATGTAACCCTCACTCTGTTTTTTCTTAAAATACTGAATAAGAATCCTCTTAAGTGTAAACTTCCTCTTTCATATTCCATATCATACCATTGACTATCATCAAGAATGTTTTCCCAAGTTGAACTTGCTCCTTGCCAATATTCTATTTTATCACCATCAGATGTGCTGAAATCATATATTCTTCTATGTCTTAGAAAAATAGGTGTACCCCAACCAAATGTGTATAATAATGGTAAACTGTGAATTTCTCTTGTTACTTTCTTAGTACGCCATGCGTGACCTGTTCTACGTTCAAATTCTTCTTCTTTCCTATTTATTATCTTCTCAATTTGTATTTTATTAGGAGTGGTATTAGCAGTAATGGGAACCCTGAGAAAATCAGATACATCTTCAACTGAGCAATAAGTTGTTGCCATGAAATATATAAACGTACTATGTATTTAAATTTACTTAAAAACAACAGTCCATTCTGCCGAACCTGTGACATCTGCGTATATTCCTTCTTCAAATCTTCTGTTTATATCTTGATAATTACCTTCAATTTCACCAAATATAGTGAATTCTACTGCTCCACTGGCATCTCCGTTTTTAAGGACACATTTTGCACCACTAGAACCTTTTTTGCTACAAAAGACGGCTACGACAACGCCATGAGCACCTTTTATAGCTGTATCAGCATTAAACGATACTACATTATGATTGTACTCTACCATATATTATATCACATTCACGAATATATAAACTTTGTTAGAGAAAGAAAAAAAAGTCGGCTATTTGGACTCTAGTAGCCTATGACTAGGAATTCGAATACTTTATTTGCGATTGAAGTAGAGTTTGCTACCTCTGCAAATACAGCACCTGCTGAACCACCTACGGAATAGAGTTTGATTTTCTCATTGGCTTTGTCATATTCTACTTTGTATAGTGAATCTGTAAATTCAGGTATCACTGCAACGAGTGTAGAAATTCTTCCCTCTTTGAGGTCAGCTGCCACTCCATTGGTTGCATAAGCATCAGAACCACCTGCGGTGACTTTGATCTTATAGATTCGCAGTTTTGAAGTTAAAGCTGCCTGCCATGAAAGTGTTTTTCTGACGTTGGCTGCTGTCCAATCGGATGTACTTGATGTAACTGCCATATATAATTCTTATTTTAGTATTATATAAAGATACCCCCTAGCTTTCGCTAGAGGGTGTAAATGTGTTAAACGTTGTTAAATTCTCCAACGCACAAGAATGTGTAAAGCTCTGACTCTCTCACTAATTAGATAAGGCTGTGCCTAAATATAAGTATTAAAAAAATAAAAAAGGAGGATGGTTTGACTAGAGTTTAATATCTCTAATTTTACCTTGTGATTTGAAGTGACGACAAACTGTTTCGCCCATTGTTCTGAAAACACCTTTCTCAACAAATGCATTGTTGATGAATGGGTAGCCAGCAGATCTTCTAGTTGCTTCGTAATACTCAGTTGGGATTGCGATTTGGATTCCGATTCTTGGATAACCATATCCTTCTGCATCTGATGTATCAAGTGCGAATAATCTTCCGATTTCACTGGCATCGCCAGAGTCGCTTGGTGCATCTTTGCTTGGAATGAATGGTATTCCGTAAATTGAATCTACGTGAATTCCAACGCCAGTTCCTTTGAATGTTTGAATTCCGTTTACATCGATTTGTACTAAGCTTTCACCGTATGGGTTTGGAATACGGACTGAAGGCATATACAAGCCTTGTATCTCGGAGTAAACTTCATGCGAACCTAGGAATACATTAGGATCTTTACCTGCTGCGATACGAATCTTTCGTAAGAAAGTTCTTAATGTATCGTCGGTAAGAACACCGTTTGTACCTATTGTACCACTTGCAGATTCGACAGTTGAGTCGAATTCTGTGCCAGA